TCCATCTAAATCAAAAAATTGATCATTATTAGTAAGGAAATTATAAGTATTACTATTAACTTGAGATCCAACATATCTAGGTCTTATATGACGAAGATATTCGTAAGTAAAATCTTGTAATTCAATAGGTTCAAAAACTTGGACTAATTGACTTCCACTAGTTATATAAGTTATTTTTTGTCTAATACTTGAAGTGATAGAACTAGAAACGTTATTAATTAATGGATCATAATCATGTCTAAAAATAGATTCTGAATATGAACTTGTATTATATGGATCAAAAGATAAGAATGGATCTTTTTGAAATTCATTACTATAGGCTATAACTGAAGAACTTGGAAATACTCCTGTGAAAAAATCACGAGCATCTGAAGTCATAGTTACAGGACCCATATTACTATGAATTGTATCTGAGTATAAGGATTGACTATAATTACCTCCATTACTAGATGAAATAAATGCTGTATCAATAGATTGACTATACTCAAGATGAGTTATTGTAGGTTCATATCTTTGTATAACAGGTCTTTCAAGAAGGTGAGGTTTAATTACAATACCTGTTGATAGATTAGTTCTAGCAGGAGTAAAATCTTTAAGTGTTCTAAATAATGAGTTATGAAAAAAGGATATTAAACGAATATAATCTTTGTAGTTATATTTGTTATCAAATTTCTTAAAGAAATCATACTGTAGTACTTGAAGTTGTTGATAAGATCCTGTAGCAGGATTACCAATAATATCATCTAAATTATATGTTGAACCAAACTGAGCTATGATATTTCTATCTATTTCATCTTGTGGGGATAAACTAGCATCAAGTAAGTGTAAATCTTTTGTTAAAGGAATTATAGGTGTTATTTCAATACTCTTATAAGGTAATAATTGATTACCATAAGTACTTCCACTTACTATTCTAACTTTATCTGTTACTGGATTAGCATATCCAGAATTAGCCGCGTCAGCATAATATGTTTCTGTGAATGAATTATAAGCATTAGTATTAAGAAAATCAATAAATGATGCTGTTAATATTTGAGTAGTTTGATCAGGATGGGTTGAATATAATTCTGTAGTTACACTATGATTATAAGTGTATAAATTATTACCTAAAGTAAATCTAACAGCTAAATCATCAAATGATGAAGTTGTAAAATTACCTTCAATTGATTCAGGATTTAAAACATGAGAATCAAAAGCAGATTCTGATATATAGTTAGACCACATTCTAAACTCCTGAAATGAACCAGAGAATGGAGAACTTAATGGTGGTACATTTCCTAAATGTAATTTAGAATTAGCAACCGCTCCATACCAAAATTCATTATCTGAACTAATAGTACCATCAATATATAAACTAGCACTAGCTACATGACCTATTTCTCCATATACATTATTTTTAACATATAAGTCATAATATTGTTGATCATTTAATTGTCCTACTCTTCTATTAGGATATCTTCTTTGTACTAATAAATTATACCAACTAGTTTCACCATCTGAACCTGTTGTGAATATAGGTACAGTTGATGAAGTGACATTAAATGTGTTGATAGTAAAACTAATATAGCCAAATTCTCCTGTACTACCTGAATAAATAGAATCTGATGAACCGGTTTGAGTATAAATCAAATCAAGATTCATATATGAAGTGACATCATCACTGAATCCAGCTAATGTTTGTACATCATAATTAATTTTCATTTCATTAGATGATGTAGCAAATGCTTTAAATCTAAATTCAAATCCATCAGGTGCTATATCATTGTATCCAGTTCTATTTAAACTTTGAGATAAGAATACCCAAGGTATTTCTACAACACCTTGATCAAATGTATTCATACCATAAGTAAATCTATCGTATTCATACTCAAATGAGGATGTTACTTTATCTACTCCACCATATTCAATATACCCCATTATTGTATTTGGTATTCCGAATATAGTATTTAAATACTGAATAAAACGATTTGTACCTTTTGATTTAAGTAATAAAGGTAAGTTATGATATAAACGTTTATAAATTTCTTTTTGTTGGTCTTGTCCTGGTATTTGGTACTGGGATGCTGTTACTAATGTTTCAAGAGATCCTGTATTAGGTAAGTAATTACCGTTTTCATCTATACCATACAAATATTTAAATGCACTTTCTCCATCTTCATCAGTGTAAGTATTAATACCCATTGATTGTAGAGCAAAGTATACTAAGTCTTTAGATATACCTTGGTCTAGAGCATTTTTAGCTTGATATAAGTCAGATATTGCTTTAATATGAATCCAAACATCATCAAACATTTGTCCTATTGATGCTACAAATTCAAATGCTAATTCATTATTTTCATTTTCAGCTATATATCCTGGTAGAGTATATAATAAATAGTTTTGATTGTTTTCATCATATATTGATGCAGAATCATAATTACCAGTAAACCAAGAAGCAGCTTCTGAGGCTGTTACTGATTGTACTATATAAGGTTTAGTATTGTTTTGTTTAGGCCAAGCTGCTGATTCTGATTGAAAATATAAATATTGTTCCCAACCATCAAAACTTTGAATTATTTTATTTATATTATTTTGATAGTTTTCAGCATCTATATTTGATGTTGGAGAAGCACTGGATGCAGCTGAGGCACTCAATGATGAAGTTGCTTCAATATTAATTAATTTATATCTAAATCCTTCTAGTCGACGAGCGGCAGAAGAGAAATGAATAAAATCTTCATAATTAGTATAGTCAACATTGATAGAAAAATTAGAGGCACTTAATTGACCAAGTAATTGCTGTAATTGAGGAGCAAATTGTCCTGTATAGCTAGTTACTTGATTAAAATTATAATAAGGTGTAGGTCCAACTCTTAATTGATCTAAGTCTAAATCAAAGTTAGGTCCACGTAATGTAGGAAAAGTAACAGGAATTGTATCTAATGTTATTTCAACATTAAACACCTGTGGATTAGATATTTCATCGACTATTGATAAAGAACTATTAATATTATACCCAAATTGAGGTAATGGATTTAATAGTTTTATAACTACTGAATATATAGAAGTAGATTTATCTAAAGCTATATTAACAAATGGTACTAAATTATTATTACCAAAATTTAAGTAATATTCTTTAAAATAATTTACACTTTGTATTTCATTAATAACACCAATAACACCTTGTTCTATTTGACTATTAGTGATGTTATTAGTACTTAATCTAAGTTCAAGTCTATTTGGAGATATTTCTTTTAAGAAAAATGGTCTATCATTAGTACCAAGTACTACTTTTGGTCTTAAAATATTATATTGAATTCTATAATCACCAAATTGAATACCTAAATTTTTAATATCAATATCAGGATTAAATTCTAATTCTTGAATTGAGTAAGCATCAGTTGGTTGAAATAAACCAGGAACTTTATAGTTAGTGAAAGGAACAACAGAATATAAATGTTTGCCAGCAGGGTCAGACACATGCATTTCAACAAAATCCCCATCCGCTCCAAAATTTCTTACCATGTCTCTTGAAGGGACTAGTACTGAAGCAGATCCAGATAGGATATTATTAGAGTAGGATAGTTTAGTAACTGTTATTGACATATTATATTAATGTTCCAGGGTTAATTTGAGAAGCTAATAATATTTGATTTTTTAAATCAATATTTTCTTCTCTTAATTCAGTAATTTCATTTTGTAGGTCATCTAAAGATACACCTATGTATTCTAAACTTCTAGTAGCTAAAGCTAAATGAGAGTCATCTGATCCTGAAGGTGGTATTTCATAAAATAAAATATCATATTCATTAAAGAATTGAGGAACAGTCATGTCTGGTGAAGCAGATGATGTTGGCTGTCCTGTTGTTATTAACTCAGAAAAATCTGTATTTATAACATTGTTAAAGCTTTGAAGACCATATATGGTTTTCTGTATCTTAACTTGTTCACTCATTATTTAACAGTTTGTAACACTTTAAAATAATAATCATCATCATAAATGTAAGTACCACCATCAATAGTAGACTTAATTTGTATTTTATAATAACGATCTGGTTCTAATCCATTCATATACATTCTAAAGAAACTACTAGTAGTATCATTACTTAATTTAGTAGCTATATTATCAAATTCAACTATTTTAAGATTTGATTGTAAATCTATAACTGAATAATAAGATGCTGTTGGTAATAATTTATTGTATATATATAATGACTGTTGTGAATATATTCTTTGAGGATATTTTTCTCTAGCATATACTCTAAACTTTACATATTCATTATCATAAAATATATTCTTGTTATTACCAATAGATATATTTATCTCCTCATTTGGTATATATGGAGTTGAGCCGGAATTAAATGTACTATCATCCCATTTAAACTCCAAACATGGAGGATAAATAGTATTAGTGTCTCTAGAGAAGAAATTGAATGTGTAAATATAGTTATAATCAAATTCAAATGATCCTGTACCTGTAGCTGATTGTGATGTGCTATTTAGTATTATGAATCCGTTATTTGGTATTACACTAGCTGTGTACCATCCTACAAATCGACTAACATTAACATCAATATCTTTAGTTGAAAAATAATCAAAAGATTGAGTTACACTAGATGTGTACCAACTACATCCTCCAGTATTTAAACTATAATATGATGAAGTAACTCCATTAGGTAAACCACTTACAGTCCAAGCATTGGTTTGATTTGCATTTCTATATTTCCAACTTGCACCATCACTTGTCTCAGGAATATTATTAAAACGTCCTGTACCCATATCCCAACTTTGGTATATAGGGTGTATTTCAATATTAAAATTGGCTGGTATTCCATCTACATGGGCATTATATAGCTTAAGTGAAGCGGTGAAATTAGCGCCTGATTTAGCGACAGCTTCTGCTATGTCATCATTATCAAATTTGATTAGTACACGGCTAGTAGAAGATGAGGGATAGAGATATGGAGCATTTTTTGATAAGTCCAATATCGAGTCTATCCCAGCATTCAGAGTTTCGTAGTCTGTATAGATTGTTGTATCCTGTGATGGAAAAATTTTATAAACACCCATTTATCTTAGTATTATTCTAGTATAAATATGGGCTGTTTATAGAGATTAAGCTAAACAAGCATAGTATTCCTTAAAATGCTTAATACGATCAGCTAATCCAATAGTACCTCCATTAACACGTTTTGTAATTGTTGTTACAACAGCGTCAGTTGTACCACCATCAGCTAATTTATGTAAACCATTTTTATGAAAGAACCAACCAGCTGACATTAATGGATATTTTGTAGCTACTAAATCAGGATTTTCAAGAATATTTTCTGCAACTACAGCATCAAATGCTTTATAGTTATCTTTTCCAGTCAATTGAATATAACCACGTCCACGGAATTTATATCCCTCACCTGATGCTTTATCACCATTTCCCATACGTGAAGCATAAACAATATTAGCTATTTTTTCTGGTTTACGTTCATAAAGTAAAGCCATATCATTTGTTGGAAAGTATTTTTTAAATATACTTGTTAAACCCTTAGCTCCATAATTTAAATTTTCATTTACTAACTTAAATCCACCTGATTCATGTCCGGCTTGAGCAAGGAAATGAGCTAAACGCAATGGTGTGTTTAATTCAAATTTAGCTATTGTATCAGGAAGTTGAGCGATTACTGTGTCAGGAATATGTCCTTTTAATTTTTCTAAGTTCATTATTTTTTATTTTTAATCTTATAATAAATTTGAATACATAGCCAAGTTATAGAAGCTATATAAAACAATCCTGTTATTAATGGATTAAATACCTGAAAGAAACTATTTAGAGCTGCAAGGCATGTTGTAGTGATGCCTAAGGCATTAGCTTCTGAGGAATTCATCATGGTTGTTATAAATTTAGGCATACTTTTAATAAGTAACTATACGGCCATAAATATCAGACTCTGGGTACCTTACCTCAAAAATACATGGATCTATTGAAGGATATACAACTCCTTGTTTTGTTGCTGCCTGTATATCATATCCATATGAAGAATAATTACCTCCTGCTAAATTTTCAATAATTACTTTAATAACTGATTGAACACCTTTAATAGCTCCAATTAAGTTATATACATCTGAATATATTATTGGTTGATTTATTTGCCATTTTTGAACATCAAAATATTCTTTTAAGGCATTTATACAATTAGTTAATACATCTTGTGAATTATATGCTGGTAGTAATGATATGTCAAAATTTACTTTTATGTTAACATAATAAGCATCTTTAATTAATATAGCATCACTCATCATTTTATTATATGATAAGTATGTTTTTAAGTTTTGTTTAACAACATTAGATGCTCTAGTTAATTTGCCTTCTAAATTATTAGATAGAATATATACTGAAAGTGCTAATGGATTATTGTTGATATAATTTTGCTTATCAGTATCATTTGCTACTAAGTAATCTTGTGTTACATAAGCTTTACTTATATAACCAAACTTAGCAGGCATAGAAAGTGTTCTAATTAAATAATCAGCTTTAGTGACATTTCTATTTTGAGTTGGAAAGTTAGCTAATGCTTGTAAACGAATTTCTTCAGTTGTTTCACCTGGTCCACCACCTGATGAAGGAAGAGGATTATTAAATCTAACTGAATTTTGTACTGTTGTTAATAGTGATGAGTTTAGATTATAACTGTCAATTGTTATATTAATAGAATTATTTAATGCTATATCATCTGAAGGTAGATTAGCAGATGAACCTCCACCTACTAAATAAGTTACAGTCAAGGTAGTATTTGAAGGTGCAATACCATACTCATTTGTATATTGGAAGTTAGATGGGTCATAAGCCATAAACATCTTACTAATACCATCAACTAAACCTATACCTACATTATCTGGATTTGGAATAATAACTTCATCATCTGATGAAACTACACCACTGCCAAATTCTAACATTAGATTATTATCATCATCAAAACGAGTAACAAAACGTCTTTGTACTTTCTTAACACGAAGTAAGAAACGAGAGTTATCATCTTCAGTATAATAATTAGGTTCGTTTATAGGTAAATTAAGTGACTCATCAAATACTGTATCTTGAGCTAAATAAGGAACTTCATACCATTGATGATTATCACTATCTGTTATACTTATTACTTCAATAATATTAGTATCATTGATAGTAACAGTTGGGAATTGAATTGGGTTACCAAAAGTAAATGTAGTTGATTTAATTTGTCCTGATATTGCTTCTACTGATTTTTTAAGTAGATAATATTGTGGATTAGTTGTATTAGTATAATATTGAAATATATTAATATCTGTTGGATCAAATGATGATGAATTTTTAAAATCAACAACATCTTGAGTTAGGAAAGTAATACTTGGATTTGATATAGATTTGATTGTAGAGTTTTCACCTACTCTCATAGCGTATCTAAAATCAGGATTGTAATTAGGAGAACCATCTGATGGTATCAGTTGGTAAACATCTAATTGAACAGAAGCAGCTGAAGTTATTTTAGGTCTATAACCTAAAGCATAAGCTAAAGCTATAATATTTTTTCTCTCTTGAGCGTATAATAATAATGTTTCTTGTAACTGATTATCTGTGTAGAATGATAGTACATCACCAACATAAGCAGCCATCTCAATAAACATATTTCCAGGAGCAGATGGACTAAAATCCATATAGCTATTTTGGAAGTAAGTTCTAGCATAATTAATTAGATCTTGCTTTAATGTTGTAAAGTCTTTATTGTAATATTTTATATCAGGTGCGTTTGCCATTATTGTTTAGTTAAATCTTGTGTTGAAACATTTATCACCAACTCATCATCTTGGTTATTTATAGAATAATTTAATACTATATTAATTACATTCTCATCTGAGAATGGTTTTACAATTATGTCTCTAATAATGATGTTAGGAACATAAGCGTATATTTCTGTTTCTAGTCTAGCAGCTACACTATCAAAAGATGTATCTGGTTCGAATAAGGTAGCTCTTAGATTACCTCCAAATTCAGGATCAAATAAACGTTCTCCTTTATTTGTTAGTATATAGTTTATTAAGTTAGATTTAACTTGTTCTTTAGTAGTGAATGTTTGGTTAAACACACTAGTATCATTGTTAAATAAAACATTAATACCTATACCTCTAGCTTGCCCTATATCTAAAGGATTGAGTCTATATGTTGGTCTTTTTAACATTATATTTGTCCTTGTTGTTTCATTTTACTC